AGAACGATAGCGTCCTTGTGGAAGAACATACAGCCACGTACTTGGCCGCCCGTGTTTTGAGCAGCAGTTTCTAAGATGGGAGCGTTGCTAGAAACGTAGACGTCTACACCGTACAAGTTACCAATGAGGCCAGACTCAACACCACGTCCACCAACAAAGTCAGAAGACACATAGCGCTCAATACCCATAATTGACTTACGTACAGCAGGAGGAACTACGATTACTCGTCCGTCCATAGGTACGTTAGCGTCGTCCATGAGCTTGATGGCTTCACGGAAACCAAGGTCCGTAAAGTTGTCGCCTGTAGCAACAGTGTCGTCGGTATAGATGGTCAAACCAGAAGTACCATCAAAGTAGTAGCTGTTGCTGTTTTCCCAATTAGCACCGTCGGTTGGCGCAGCAGTTCTCGTACCATCGCCAAAACCAGTACCGCAGTTCATAAGGTCTGTGTCTACTTTAAGCGACAGCGCATAGCCAGCGTCTTCAGTGTAGAACTGACGAAGGCTATTAAGAGCCTGTACTTCAACAATGTCTTCGATGAGTCGTGAGTACTCAAAGTGACGATCAATGCTGACAGTCAGTTCTGACTCAGTGTTAGCAATAATTTTTACTGCTAGATTTTCACCTTTTGCGCTTGCCTCATCACGAGTTGGCTTAGGAATATGGATCAAGTCACCCTTCTTGCCCGTCATTGCTAGACGCTTGACAAGAGGAGCCATCTTGAGGTTCTTTTGGTAAGCAGCGATAATCTCGTCACTCCAGATTTCTGGAATAAACTTATCGGCTTCAGTTTTTCCGGTAATGCCTGTTGCACCCGGATAAGCTACAGTAGTCATTAGTCACAATCTCCTTTAGATTATTTGACTCGACCCTCTGCGTATGCTTTTAAGATTTCATCTGATAAAGCTTGGTAACGCTCAGGGTCTGTTCTCATAAGTTTAATAATGTCGGCCCTGCGATAAACTTTCTTACGACTACCTTCAGCACTGCCTCGTGCATTGCCTGTGTTAGCTGCCTTGAGTTGTTGCTTCCGCGACTGTTTTTCAACTGCAGCGGTCTGCTGTGCAATGTTCTTACGCTCCTTCCAGAGAGTAAACAGTTCATCAGCAGCTTCAGCATTGTACTGTTGGTCAGCTTCTACAAACAACTGAGTCCTGATCTTAGAATCTTTGATCCAGTCAGCAAACTTAGGATCTTTCAGGATGTCCTGCATGTCCGGGTGTTTGCTGTTCAGCATCGCAAGAGATGTCTGCTTCTTGTATTGAGCAGAGTACTCTTGAGCTTCTCTGATCTTCGGGTGGTTCTCAATAGCACGATTAACTGCTGCTTGAGGGTCCGTAAAATAGTCAATATCGTCTTCAGGCTCAACGTATTGTTGAGGTGCTTGTTGTTGTGATTGAGTCGTAATGAAATCATCCACAACTTTACGAAGTTCACCTACCTCAGATGATTGACGCCCAAGTAGCTTCTCAGCCTCTTGGTGCATCTGTACCACTTCTTCTAGCGATTTGCCTTGGTACTTCTCTGGTACTGTAGGTTCTTCTTGTTGAGGTTGCTCAGCGTCTACCTGCTGAATCTCGTCTACTTCGTTTTCTTCAATGTTGTCTGCTTGTTCCTCTTCGGGAGGCAAGTCAACCATTGTTGCTCTTGACATGATTAAACTCCGTGATCTTAGTCATTATGGAGGTTGCTGTTTTGGCCTGCCTTTTCGTGTTCTCTTACCCACCTCATGTGTCTACCGGGAAAGTCCCCACTAGACCCATCTAGGATAAAAGCCGGAGCAGATACCATACGTGTCCCTTTAGCACCACAATCGCACCTACTGATCCTAGTGCCATTAGGGACAAACTTTTCTACTACATGCCCATTAGGGCATCTAAAGTCATAAACTTTATACATCTACTTCTACTTCTTCGTTATCAGCTTCTGCTTGTTCTCTAGCAGCTGCAATCGTATCTGGAAGATTGATTACAGAAGCCAAAGCAGCAACTTGGCCTTTACGAAAGTGTAGATCTTCTGCATCTTTGACTGACTGAATGTCAGCAAGTCGTGTTGCATTACTGGAAAGTTCTTGCACGAGTTGTTTGAAACCTTCGTGATTGAAGAGTTCGTTGTAGTTGTCAAAATAAGTTTCAAGCTCAGTGTTCATTGATTTCCTTTATGTATTACTACAGTTATAGTATAGCATACTTTTGTAGTAAAGTCAAGCTTTTATTTACCTCTTTTTGTAGGCTTCTTTTTCTTCTTGGGACCGTAATTCATTGCTTTCTCCTTTGCTTTGCCTGTCAAGTCTTTGAGGTGATAAAGTCTCACCGATGTTTTGCCGTGGGTTTTTCCTGAGTGGAGTTCACCGTTAGGCATCTTATGAGTTCCTCCGGTATGGAGAGTCCCATCTTTCTTAAAGTGTTTTACGCCTGTTGCCACTACTTTCTGCCTCTTTTTGCTGTCTTAGCGGCCTGTTTGAAGGCTTTTGCACTGGGTGCGCCTTTTGAACCCGGTTTACGCATCTTCTCGCCACTTCCGGCTGCAATACGCTTACGCTTGGCGTGTATATTTTCATAGAGTCCTTTCTTAACCATTACCATTTCACCTTGTTTGCCCAGTACGCTGCTGAGCATTTTCCTTTGGCGATGTTCTTAGCGTGTCTAGCTTTGAACGACTTACGCCTTGCTTTTTCTTTAGCAGTTTTCGGGTTCTTACCTGCACCACTAACGCCTTGCTGACCAAACCGTATGGTCTTAATACTCCCGTCATCACATTTAGCTACAACTACGTGAGACTTAGTTGGGTGATTAGGAGTCCTCTTTGGTTTGTTGAACCCGCTTACTCCTGCTCGCTTGAGGCTTGGGTGCTTCTCCTTTGACATTAGTTAGTGCCTCCACCTTGCGGTCTAAGTCTCTGAGGAGTTCCCAACGAGGTTCTAGGTAGCTGTCCACCTGCCGCAGTAGGCTCTTCAGTTCTTGGTCTGTTAGCATTTTGATTACCTTTAATCTGACGTTCTTTAAGGAGAGTTTCAGCAACGCGCATACGTCTTTCAAACTCTTTGTCTTCTGCATCGCCTTCACGTAGATTCCTAGTGATGGCATTGATGCGGTCTATCTCCAACTCTTGAGGTACAGCATTGGCTTCTGCAACAAGTTTGCCTGCCCTAGCTGCTGACTCCTGAGCCTGAGCAGCCAAAGCTGCTGTCTGGGACTGCTGGAACTCAAGCTGGGCCTGCTGTGCTGCTTGTGCCATCTGCTGAGCTTCTGGGTTAGGCTGCATAGCTTGTGCCATAGCCGCCAGAAGTTCCTCACGGTTAGATAGATTCATGTTGTCAATGATTGACTGGATCAGTGTGTTGTACAGTGGTGAGTCTTTTTGCATGGTCTGTAGTAGTTGTACCAGCTGTGTCACCTCGTATTCCCTAGCGATGATACCCAGTGTGCTGCTTGCGTTGAACTTGTAGTCAGCTACGGGGTAGTTCTCAGGGTCAAACTGCATGTACCGATAGGCAGCTTTCTTGACAAATGGAATCAGGAAAGACTGCTGAAAGTTGATGAGAGTACGCTTGTGACGCTTAATAATAGCCCCAAGAGACATGCTGATTCCAGCAGCTGTTGCCTCTCCATTGACCTGACCTGCGATTCCAGCTGAATCGACAGCTCCTGTAGCTTGTTGTACCATTTGCTGCAAAGCTCCTGCCTGAGCAAATGTAATTTGATTAACCTGTCCGAAATTGAACGGTTGTAAAACTTCACGCGGGTCTCCACTAGTTAATATCATCTTACCCGGACGTACTTCTGGTTTTGCTCCTCTAGGCAGACGTGTAGCGTCAATGGCAAGCATGGGGTGTATCGTAAGACTCAGAGCGTCTATCCTAGCTCGCAACTCTGTATCTAGTGCTTTCTGACTGTTGTAGCCTTTTTCGCACACGCCACGTCCCCAGAATCTACCGGGTACAACGTCCCACGGGAAGGCTACAATGGGCCTGTCCTGCATCATGTATGGGTTAGCTTCAGCTTTGAGCAGAAGTCCACCATTAGCAATAACAACTACCGCCTCTACGTACTTTGACTTAGGCTTCTCGTCCAGTTCTACTACTTCTTCGTCCTCGTCCTGCATAGCTTTCTCAAGTAGCTCTCGTGGGACTAAGCCGTAGTACTTCGTTAGACGCACCTTGTCGTCGTTGTAGATAGTAATGTCTTGATCAGGCTCAAGGTCTGCGTCAGGTGCTGCAGAGCCTACGTATACGTCCTTGTAGACGCCCTGTTCCTGCAGAAGCTCTACCTGATGTCTGCTTACGAACTCGTCCACAGCAACGCCCATAGCGTCCTCAACGGACGTAGCTACAGGGTCAATAAGGAAGTTCTGTGGCAACACAGGCTTCAGCTTAACTTTGACACGCTCCATGATGTTGACTCCAACAGCCTGCAAGTCTCCACCCATGATGGGCTGAGTTGCTGGAGCCATCTCTTTCATTTCTTCAATGATAATCTCACCGACACCTGTGCCAAACACAGCTGCATTGATGAGACACTCTGCGACTGACTTACGAACTTTACAGTCCTCAAAGTCCTCCATGAGTTTGTTACGCAGGAACATCACGTCTTGGCGCTCTGTGTCACCCATGTTGTCACTTACGTCGAACCACTTGCCACGCCCAAAGGTGGCTTCTTCTAGCTCAGCTACGTTGGACTCAACGGCTTGCTGGAGAGCAGGAGAGATGATGCGACTACGTTCTGACTTACGTTCGCTGTCTGCTGGGTCCCATTGTCCCCGCCAGAGTCTGTAGTACTCTTCAAAACGTGCTTCGTAGTTTGACTCGTAGTAGTCACGCCAGTCTTCACACTTGGTGATTACCCAGTCTTCGATAGTCTCTTCGACCATCAAAGGGTCCTGCTCGTATAGTTCACTCATAATTAGTATCCTGCTACCACGTCTAAGATTTCATGGTCGTCAATTTCGTATTCATAGTCATACGCTACGTTTGCAAGCTGATCGACATAAGCTAAAGCGTCCACCAAGTCGTCGTGCGTCAGTGGGTCCGGAAACTGGAACAACTGGTCCAAGAATCTAGCGGTCCCATCTCCTGTGTTCAGCGTTATGTAGCCATTCTCAAACCGCC